CGCGTGGTAATTACAAGCGACACAAACGGCACTGATAGCGCCATCACGTTTGCAAGCGACCCAGGCACCGGCACTTTCATCGGCCAGACTTTGGCTCTGACAACCGGATCAGGTAGGCTTCCTTACTCAGGGCGCGGCGCTTGCAGCCCTTACAGCAGAAACCAAGCTGGCAGGGATAACAGAGCTGTTTTCACAGGTGAAGTTCCGTGGCGCAATGTTCATCGACAACCCGTCCGACGTCGAGTCTAAGACGCTTGCAGAATGGGGGCAGGCGAATGATGTGCTTCAGTATGATGTTTTCGAAAGTCCGACCAACTTGCTTGTTGATCCAACAAACGAGGTCTGGGACATTAAACTGTCGGGCATGACAAATTATCGGATGTTATACAGCAAGGCAGGAAACAGAAAACTTGCAGCGTCATACATGGCGCGGGCGCACACGGTTAATTTCGCCGCTGAAAATTCCGCTCTGACAATGCACCTCAAGGAACTTTCGGTCGCAGCTGAGGACTACACGCAGACGGAAGTCAACGACGCAAAGATGGTCGGACTTGACTTATACACCACGATCAAGCTGACACCGGCTATATTGACGAGTGGTGCTAACAATTTCACTGACGAAAGATACAACCTGATAGCTTTTGTAGATTTCTTGCAAATCGACATGTACAACCTGCTCAAACAAACCAGCACGAAGATTCCGCAGACCCGCCGCGGCGTTAATCAGCTGATCGACCAGGCCGAGAAAACAACCCGTCAATTTGTCCGTGCAGGAGTCGCCGCACCGGGAACATGGTCAAGCCCTGATTACTTCGGCAACCGTGAGACCTTCGAGCAGAGCATCATCAATAACGGCTTCTACTGGTTGGCCGGATCACTGTCTGCGCAGGCTCAGAACTCACGAGAGGCCCGCGAGAGCCCAGTTTTGCAGGGAGCTGTAAAAATGGCGGGCGCTGTTCATTCGGTTGACCTTATCGTGATGATTAATCGTTAAAAACATATAAAGAGGAGATAAAATCATGGCAGGAATAGCTTTAGCAGCAGACAGCACAACGGTCGTACTTAACGGAACGGCCATTGTTGATTTGGCAGAGGGGGATTACATAGTCCTGACCCCGGCCAATCCGGCCACATCGCATATCAACAGCACTAACGGCGGTGTAAATATCTGCGAGCGTTCGGATCGCGGCGTTCATGACCTGACTCTAAGAGTTCAGCGTTACAGCGCTTCGGACGGATTTTGAATAACTTGCTCCGGCAGTCGCCCCCAGTTGTTATCAACGGGAGCCTGAAGGAAAACTTCAATCGCGACGGAACTGACGGCGTGGAGTCTTGGAGCTTGGAGCTTGGCAGCGTAACGACTCAGCCGACCAGCACAAAGTCAGGCACTGACGGCAACGCCGTACAGGAATACGTGATTCGCTTCCGCAACGCATCCCGCAACCTGTAAGAAATGGTGAACAATATGACCGAAACACAATCAGAAAGAACGCAAGCACTTTCAATGCTCAAAGCGGTGCATGATGATCAGTCGGCAACGCTACCGAGCGGACGAGAATATAAGTTGACCAAAATGACGCATAAACAGCGGCGGAGGGTGTTTGCGTTCTTCACCAAAAAGACAGCGTGAGATACAGAACGGCGATTTTTCCTTTCTCGACTCGGCGGAGTTTGAGCCAGTGGAAAAAGTCATCATGGAAACCGTCCTTTTCGAGGGTGCGCAGATCAGCAAGATTCCGAACATTTGGGATGAGCAGCCAGAGGATTATGTTATCTTCATCACCACCATGCTGGGCGCAATATCGTATCCTTTTTTGGGCGGAGGCAGTGGCGGCTAACGGTCCCAGCGCCCCTGTCTGAACCGAGCCTTATTGCATACAGTAACTTGTCGAATGAGGTCATGGTTGAACATGCTTTGGTGCGGTATGGCTACGGGACACTGATCCAGGTAAGGAAGATGGACACGCAAGACTTCCTTGACGCGGTTGAGTATCAAGAAATTACCTCCGCGATTGAACAATACAGGATAGAACAAGCACAGAGATAATGGCACAAGTCACAGAGTTGATCACCAAATTCAGTTTTGAAGGATCAACCTCCCCCTCATAGACTATAACACCAGCCTCGGCAAAAGCGTCAAACTTCTCGGCGCGATGGGCGCTGCACTCGGAATGGCGGCTTTTGCGGTCGCTAAGTGGGCGTCTGGGGTTAGTCAGTCCCTTCGAACCTCTCTTCGATCTCAGCGAACAGACAGGCGTGGCGGTCGCGTCAATTCAGGAGCTATCCTTCGTAGCAGAGCAGTCCGGGTCATCCGCCCAAGCGCTCGAGTCATCCCTTAGCGGGCTAGGCGCAAAGATAGGCGAAGCAGCACAGAAGGGCAGCGAGGATTTCTCCCGGCTCGGTATTAGCGTTCGCAATGCAAATGGCCACGTAAAAAGCACTGATACAATCCTGGACGAGGTCGGCAACAGCTTTAAACGCCTCGGGCTGTCTATGGCCGAACAACAGGGGTTTGCAGAGGCGCTTGGTATTGATTCAAGCCTGATTTCCATGCTCCGCCAGACCAGCGCGGAGACAGAGAAGCTCAAGCAACGCGCTCGTGACCTGGGTATCACGCTATCCCCAGAAGATATAAAAGGGCTGAAAGAATATAACGAATCCATCTCCGAGATGAATTCTGCACTGAGCGGGCTTAAAAACTCAATTGCCGTTGCTATTGTGCCGGAGCTTGAAGACTTGGCTGAAGGCTTCAGCGATTTGCTCGCCGAAAACAAGGAGTGGCTTGTTGATGGCGTGGAGGCAGCTGTAGAGTTTGTCGTCGACTTGGTTGACGCGCTCAAAAGACTGGCGCCTTTTATCTTGGCTACTGGCGCAGCTTTTGCTGTCGCGACCATCGGAACAGCGGGATTTGCAACAGCGCTTGGTTTCCTAATATCTCCTGCCGTTTTAATTACCGCTGGGATTTTAGCTATCGCGCTCGTTCTTGATGATCTGATCGTAGCTTTCCGGGGCGGTGAGTCTGTTATCGCCAATTTCTTTGAGGAATTTTTCGGCTGGGATATTCAGCCGCTATTAATTGGTATCGTTGACGGATTTAAAAAGTTGTTCGAGGATTTGAAAACTCTTGGCATGGGTTTCTTATCAGGATTTATGGATATATTCTCAGGAATTGGGGGATATTCTGTCCGGTAATTTTTGCGGAGGGTTTTTGGATAAAAATCGGGCGAAGGCTTCATGGAAATAATCGACTCATGGGCCGAAGCACTTAGAAGCGTATGGGGTGAGGCTTTTAATTGGCTGAAGCAAAAGGCTTTGGACATCCTGCCGGACTGGGTCGTAAAACTTATCGGCGGAGCCGGCGATGCGGTATCAGCCGCTGCGGGTATAGCGGGCGACGTGGGCAACTGGGTCGGTGGGCTTTTCGGCGGCGAAGACATGATAGCAAAGTCACAGGCCATGCAGCCGGGCGGCGCTGTGACGAACGTCGGTGGCGCATCGAGCAGAGTAGAGCAGACCGTAAATATGGAAATCCGCACGTCTGACCCAGAGAAAGCAGGTAAGGCCGCATCCGACGGAATGCAACGGCAGTTAGATGATGCCAAACCCAAAGCCGCAGGGGGGGAATGTAATGGCGCTAATCGGAGACTTGACGGACTACGCAAAAACAACTACAAAACCGGCGGCATCCGTGACTACATCAATGGCCAGTATGAGCACGACGGCAAGGACGGCGAAGAGGTCGGCATTGGCGGCTTTACGGCCTTTGCGCAGATAAGCGAAAAATTCAAGCGCAGCGCATCCGTCCCGGTCACATATCTTGAAAACGGAACCCATGTTAACGATCACATCATCCGCGAACCAAAAACCATAAGCATCGAGGGCAATGTCTCTGACCTTTTTGTGCTACCGAGTGAGCCAGTTGCGATATTGCGGGAAGCTCAAGCGCAGATCGGAAATATCACGCAGTATGCCCCTGCCAGAACCCAGGCGCAGTTAAGCCGTGTTTCAGGTTTGGTCAATGACTTCACGAGCGCAATGGATAAAGCCGATGCGCTAATCTCAGCAACGCAGGGTGCGGCAAAATACCTCGGCAATCAAGACAAAGAAACGACAAGCAATATCGAGAGATTTCTTGACGCAATGAAAGGATTGCAGGCATCTGACAAGAGGATAAAGATAAGTTCTTCTTTGGGGTCTTTTGCGAATATGTATATTACATCTCTTGAGATCACACGTGACAATCAAAACCGAGCGATCAGTTTTAACCTCGAAGCGCAAGAGATCAGAACGGCTGATACCTTTTCAATGGCAACCAGCGCCGCTCAGAACGCATCCATTGCCGCTCAGAACGCAGCCATTGCCACGGCTGGGCAGACAGACGGGGAAACTGACAAAGGGACGCAGGAAGGTGAGGAAGTGAGCACGAAAGAATCTTTTCTCTTTAGCCTTTTCGGAGGAGGGTAAAATGAGACGACTGCAAAACATAACAGATGAGCCTATCCAGCGCCATACGATCCTTTTTGAAAAGTCGGAGATCATTTTTACATTGAGATTCTATCCGCGCACACAAATATGGATGTTTGATGCGGAGTTCGGCGACAAACAAGTATTCGGTCTGAAGTTATCCATCGGCGTATTGCACATGATAAGCCAAAACCAGCCCTTTGATTTTGTCTGTGTTGACCGCAGCGGAAACGGGATTGATCCATTCACGCGGCAGGATTTCAGCTCCGCCCGCTGTGAAATTTACATGCTGGAGGCGGCGGATATGGAGCAGCTCCGTGGCGTGGAGGTGCAGTTCTGATGACCACTCCAAGATTTAGCAGGAATTATGTTTTAGTCATCACCACCGATGGCCGGAATGTGGTAATCAACCCACCGATGCAGATTGTTTCGAGGTTACAAAGTCTATTCACGGCGGTCTGAATAAAATGAACATACAAATAACAAACCTATCTGAGAACAAACGCCTGTCGCTTGTCAAAGATGCCGAGCAGCGGAAGATAATGCCTATCGGACTGTCGGTCGGTTATCAGGATCGTATCGAGCTGATATTCAAAGGCACCATCCACACCGGCAGTAACTCACGACAAGGCCCTGACCTTTTAACATCCCTCGAATGTCTTGACGGTGGGGAAGATTTCCTGCACAGCTTTACGGCCCGCACGGTCGAGGGTGGGCGCAGGGCGATAGATGCCGCTTTGGAAGATATGCCAAATACCGAAACCGGAAAATAACAGATCGACCAGTGCTCACCCGGCCCAAGGTTTTAGTCGGCAACAGCGCCCGTCTAATCGATGACATGGTAGGGCCGGGAGAGACGTGGTACATTGACAATGAGCAGCTTTTTGTTATCAAAGATACTGAGGTTACGAGCGGGCTAAAACCGGTTGTGAGTGCCGAACTGGCCTGATAAGTACACCCACACGGGACAGCAGTCTGGT